GGCAAGGGCGTTCGTCGCTACAACCTAACTTAATAAGTTAGAAACTAAGTCGCTGGCGGGGTATTGCCCTTATACCCCGCCAGTCTTTAGAAAGGAGATCAAATGTCTTACACAACAGTTGCAGAGTTACGTACAGCGCTTGGCGTTGGCTCACTTTACAATGACGCAACCCTTCAAGAAGTTTGCGATGCAGCAGACAATGTGTTGATCCCTTTTCTATGGACAAACGACAATTTCAATGTAGGTCACAGCAACACGACCACAGAGGGAACACTATATTTTGACGAGTTAGTTACTGGCACTTATTACGTTGGCCAGTCCGTAGTTATTACTAAGAATGGCTCACCTTTCAATGGCACTAAAACAATTACAGGCGTTGGCGAATACTCCATAACTTTTGCGGTAACTGGCACTCCAACAGCTACTGAGTATCACCCGGTCGTGCCTTACGGTGTTGTTTCAGGCGTAACCCAAAATACGTATTCAACAATTCCTGCCGTCAAAGAAGCCAGCCTAATGATCTGCATCTCGATCTGGGGTAGCCGTCAAGCTAATTCAGGTTCTGCGATGTCTCCAGATGGTTCAATGACGTCAATGTACGCAATGTCTAATCAGTTGCTTGCTCGGGTGCGTGGATTGCTCAGCCCTTATCTCGATCCCCGCAGCATGGTTGGCTAACCATGACCGCTGCTATCTCAACCCTTCGAGGCACTATTGCCACAGCGTTAATAGATAACACGCTTTGGTCAGTATTTTCATTTCCGCCAGCAACTCCGATCGCTAATAGCATCGTAGTAAGCCCGGCGGATCCTTACGTAACGCCAAATAATAACGGCCGCAACACTATTGCGCCTTTGGCTAATTTTAATCTTAACGTGTTTGTGCCTTTGCTAGATAATGAAGGCAACCTAAATGGAATTGAAGAAATGCTGGTGGCTATGTTTAACAAGTTAGCAGCTTCTTCTATCGTCTACAATGTGGGAGATGTGAGCGCACCTAGCGTTCTCAATGCTGCATCGGGCGATCTTCTGACTTGCTCAATGCAAGTCTCAGTCCTAACGAGTTGGAGTTAAAATGACCCTAAATGAATGGGAAAAAGACAATGAAGCATTCCTGATCAAGATCGGTCAGATCGCTTCAACAGCACCAAAACCATCTACTAAGAAAGACGAGGAATAACCTAAATGGCAGTATTTCTAAGCAATAACGTAGGCGTGAAGGTTAACTCCGTTGATCTTTCTGACCACGTTACATCAGTAACGCTTAACCGATCATTCGATGAACTCGAAGTTACAGCAATGGGCGATAGCGGCCACAAGTTCGTAAAGGGCTTGGAAGCATCATCTATCACTATCGACTTCCTAAACGACACAGCATCAGCAAACGTCTTAGCGACGCTACAAGCTGCATGGGGTACAAGCGTTCCAATCGTTCTATTGCAGACTAAGGGAACAGCAGTCTCAGCGACTAACCCACTTTACACAGCATCATGCCTAGTCAACAACACAACCGATATTAACGGCGCAGTTGGCGATCTTGGCACTCAGTCAATTACTTTCACAGTAAATGGCACAGTTGCAGTAGCAACAACTGGTTCATTCTAAATAACTAACTAAGGGGCAAAGCATGGCAAAACTAAAGGTAACAAGGGCAGATGGAAGCGTTAACGAGTACCAGATCACTCCGGCGATCGAGTACGCCTTTGAGCAATATGCAAAGAAGGGCTTTCATAAAGCCTTTAGAGATGACGAAAAGCAGAGCGATGTTTATTGGCTTTGCTGGGAAGCTATACGTCGGTCGGGTGAAACCGTTAAGCCGTTTGGCGAGTCGTTCTTAGAGACATTGACGCGAGTCGAGGTTCTAGACGACGACCCTTTGGCGTAGCGCGAGAGTCCTTCACCTATCTCGTTGCTCGATTGAGCATTGAGACTGGACTTTCGCCACAAACTTTAATTGATCTAGATCACACAATGTTCAGGACTTTACTTCAAGCCCTGAAGGACAGAGCGAAGGAGCAAGAAGATGCCTACAAGCGTCAAAGGCGCAAGTAACCTTCGCAAAGCCCTAAAGCAGTTCACACCTGATCTAGCAAAGGAAACGACTAAAGAGATCGGCAACTTTTTAAAGCCAGTCGTTAAAAATGCTCGCGGCTACATGCCGTTAAATGCCGATGTTCCATCTGGCTGGCTAGTCGGCAATCAAAAGGGTAAATGGGCGCGAGTAGCGTTTGACTCAGGCATTGCTAAACGTGGCATTGCATATAAAACAACTCCGAGCAAGGCTAATCGTCGGGGTTTCAAAGCCTTGGTATCAATCATCAATAAAACTGGCGCTGGCGCAATCTATGAGACTGCCGGGCGCAAGTCTGGAGTTCAGGGCAGATTTACTCCTAAATTGGGTGGACAATTAGTTGGCCAAGGTCAAAAGATGCAAGGAAGAGCGATGTTTAGAGCCTACGCAGAAGATCAAGGCAAAGCCAAAGGCTACGTTTTACAGGCAATCTTCAATTCTGCTGCAAAGTTTAATGCAAGAACTGGGGTCAAATAATGGCCAATGAGTCACTAAGAATTGATATTGCTTCGGAGTTCGTCGGGGCAAAGGCTTTTAGACAAGCCGACACAGCTACAAGCGCATTAAGCAAGCAAGTCAATAAACTTGCTAAACAGTACTTAGGGCTATACGGCGCACAAAAGTTAGCTCGCGCTTCTTTCAATGCTGCCAAGGCTTTTGCGGCAGACGATAAAGCGGCACGAGTATTAAGTAAATCGTTAAGCAACTTAGGATTGGCTTATGCTGATCCTGCCGTTAAAAACTTTATTGCCGACTTAGAAAAGCAATTTGGCGTACTTGACGATCAACTCCGTCCAGCATTTCAGCGACTATTAACAACGACTGGCGATGTTGCTAAATCTCAGTCATTGCTTCGCACCGCGCTCGATCTTTCGGCGGCAAGCGGTCAAGACGTAGTAACGGTTGCAGCCGATCTGTCTAAGGGTTACGTAGGCCAGACTCGCGCCCTAGCCAAGTACGGTTTGGGATTAACTCAGGCAGAACTGAAGGCTATGTCATTTGAGCAAATCCAAGCCAAGATAAATAAGTTATTTGGTGGACAAGCCGCCCTGGCAGTAGATACTTATTCAGGAAAGTTTGACCGCTTAAACGTAGCAATCAAGAACGCTAACGAGACTTTAGGTAAAGGTTTGCTCGAAGGTTTAACGGCTATTGGCGGCGGCGGAACTCAAGGCTTTGATAACACTTTAAGTTTTATGGACAGTCTTTCTCAAAAGGCTGCAAAGTTTGAAAAAAACTTTGGCGTTGGCATTGGTCAATTTCTTGCTATTCTTCGAGGGGATTTAGCAGCCGCTAAAGCCCTGGGGGAAAACGCCGGAAAAAGCGCACCATTTATGGGCGCTATTCCTTCAATCCAATCTGAGTTAAATAAAAAAGTTGCTTGGGATCGTATTAACCAATACAAGAAAGAAAATGCCGCAGCTGCTAAATTACTAGCAACTAAGAAGGCTGAGTTAAAAGCTGCAAAAGAAGCCGAGGCGCTCAAGAAGGCTGGCACGATATTTGATCAACAGCAAACACAAATTGTTGCTGCGCTAAAAGGTCAAGTAACTGATGAGGAACGCAAGCGCCTAGAACTGCAATTAGCAATTCTTACTGGCAATAGCACCGAGGCATCTAAATTAGCTGGAGAACTTGCCAAATCCCAAGGACTATCTGCACAGCTAGCCGCTTACCTTGCTGACTTGCCAGATGCTAAGAACCCTTTTACTGGCTGGAAGTCTTATTTAGATATGCTGGAGGCTCAAGTTCGCATGATTGCTGGCATACAACCCGGCGCACCTGCTACAAATGTTCCAATGACTGCTGCTGGTAATCCACAAGGCATCTATCCATTAGAAACAGGATCTCAAGGAAACTTTACTTATGGGCAAAATAATGCGCCAGATGTAAGCGTTATTGTTACCCTTGATGGCCAAGAAATAACTGGAGCCGTTACTAAAGTTCAAACTAATAACTACCTCTCAGGCAAGATCCTTGCTCTTGAGAGACTTCAGAGTCAATTCGGATAATGGCACTTCCAGCGCAAATCACCGTTTCCTTTGACTTTTCGTCAGGCGCGACCTTCGGGTATCCGCTTACCCTTGGCGACGCCAAATACGGTCTATTAGGAACTGGAACTTTAGGTTCAGAAACTGTCAATAAAGTGGTTGATCTTACTCCAGATGTTTATTCTATAAATATAAATCGCGGGCGCAATATCATGCGCGATCAGTACGAAGCAGGAACAGCAACAGTTCGTGTTCTTGATCCATTATCCTATTTTAATCCGCAAAACACAGCATCACCTTACTATGGATATTTGACTCCGCTTCGTAAATTGCGAATTGCCGCTACCTACGCTGGTATTTCTTACTTCCTTTATTCAGGCTATACAACTGAATACCGCTATACGTATCCACAAAACCAAGAAACAGGTTATGTAGATATCATCTGCAACGACGCGTTCCGCTTAATGCAACAGGCTGCAATTACAACAGTTGCAAGCGCTACTGCTGGGCAAGGCACTGGCACTCGGATAGGCAAGATTCTTGACCAAGTAACGTTTCCTACCAATATGCGTACCCTTGATACTGGTAATACAACTTGCGTGGCAGATCCGGGCAGTTCTAGAACTTCTCTCGATGCTTTGCTCAATGCTGCTTACTCAGAGCAGGGCGCATTCTTTATTAATTCATCTGGCACAGCAGTATTCAAGAACCGCACTAATACGATCAGTTCAGCCAGTGCGACTCCGATTGAGTTCAATCAATCCGGCGGCATTCCGTATAAAAACTTGGTCTTTGCTTTTGATGATAAGTTAATCATCAATTCCGCCTCAATGACCCGAGTCGGTGGATCTGCACAACTGGCTGAGAATGTAGATTCTATTGTTAAATACTTTTCGCATCAGACTAACGAAACTAACTTAATTGCTCAAACAGATGCAGATGCGCTTAATATTGCAAGGATCTATGTCGCTACAAGAGCTGAAACAACTATACGCATTGATGCGATGACTATCGATCTTTTAGATACGGCCGTTCCGACTGGCACAATTCTTGGAATTGATTATTTTCAACCGTTGAAAATTACCAATATCCAACCGGACGGATCTACCATAGTAAAAAATCTGCAATGCCAGGGACTTGACTGGAATATCACGCCAAACCAGATGCAAGTTACAATTAGGACCCTTGAACCAATTACTGACGGCTTTACGCTGAATAGCACAGTTCAAGGTATAATCGGAACCTCAGTATTGGCGTATTAGGAGAAAATAATGGCAGGATCAGGGTACAAATTATACGCAACAGGCGATGTGTTAACCGCTGCGCAGGTAAATAATTACCTGCAAGAACAGACAGTTATGGTCTTTGCCGATGCTGCTGCTCGAACAACAGCCTTAGCTAGTGTTTTAGCTGAGGGCATGATTTCTTATTTGAAAGACACAGACGCAACCCAATATTACTCAGGTAGCGCGTGGGTAACAGTAGGCGGATCTGCCTCACCATTGACCACAAAGGGCGACCTTTATGGATATTCAACTACTAACGCTCGCGTTGCAGTTGGCACTAATGGTCAGGTTTTAACTGCAGACTCAACAGCAGCCACAGGCGTTGCATGGGCTACAGCCGCAAGCGGCGGAATGACCTTACTTTCTACAACAACTCTTTCAGGAACAACTACATCAATTACCGGCATTTCTGGTAGTTATACGGATCTGGTAGTTGATTTTTATGCAATAACTAACTCAAGCAATACCGATTACAATATTAATCCTAATGGCAGCAGCTCGATAACTGACGTTATCCGTGGCGGTACAACTTTGCAGCAATTAAACGACGGACAACTGCGCGTCTTAAACAACATTGCAGGGCCACTGTCATCGAGCACAAATAACTCTTGTCGATTGATTATTGCAAACTATGCTGCAACAACTAATGGCGGAAAGCCATTTGATCTTTATGGCGGCTTTATCGGTTCAGACTCAAGCGCTCAGATTAACCATGTGCGCGGTCGAATTAAAACCAGCTCAGCAATTTCGCAGCTTGATTTTGTTGCAGGTGTCGCATTTACAGCAGGAACAGTCAAAATTTACGGGAGAAAATAATGTCTAAGCCAACCATTCAAATCCATAACAGCGAAACAGATGAAGTCATTGAACGCGAAATGACCGACGCTGAGTATGCAAAGTATCAGGAGTCTTTGGCTGTTAGCGCGGCTCAAGATAAGGCTATCTCTGATCAACAGGAAGCCAAGGCTGCTATTGCAGCTCGCTTAGGTTTAAGTTCAGAAGAACTGGCTACTTTGCTTGCATGAAGCCAAGACTAAGTAAAGCTGCGACACAACTTCGTGAACAGTTCGATGACTGCTTCGGCGATCGTGACCGTACCTCGGACGGCTGGATCGGCGATAGTCGCCACTCGGCTCGTAAGTCTGACCATAATCCAGATGAGCAAGGCTGGGTTCGTGCCATTGACGTTGACCGCGATCTATCCGGCAAACCCAAGCCCGACATCATGCCCGATGTGGCAGATCAACTTCGTCAGCTGGCAAAGTCTGATAAACGCATCTCTTACATCATCTTCGACGGCAAGATTGCC